TAGAAGGTGTTGAGTTATTTAATCTAAATTTACCAGCTCCAGGATCTGCATCGGCAGTTGTTGTAGAATAAGTAAACATTGCACTATCTCCACCAGCTGGTAAGAAATCAGCAACAGTTTGAAGTACATTACCCGTGCTATCAAATCCTAAAGTTTTAGATGCTCTAGCTGTAGCATCTTCTGTAAATTCTGGTGTTGTAATTGTAGTTGATCTTGATACTTTAAATGAACGATCTAATTGTTCTTGCAGCTCTTGTGTCTGCATATTAAGTTTATCTAAAGCATCTTCATGCGTTTCAGCTGGAAACGGATCGTTTGCTACATAATCTGTTTCTTGTGTTAAAGCAGTATTACGTCTTATAACTAAAGTAGTTCCCGATGCTGGAGCCGTAACCATAGTTACAGTTCCACCACTAGCTCCGTTATCAGCGATACCATAATTAGTTGAACCAGTACCTTCAGATTTAACTGTCTCAGTTCCAGTAGACGATCTTTCAATTACTGTAATTTCAGATGTAGTGTTAATAGGAAATGTATAAGCAAAAGCCGTAGTTGATCCATTACCCGAATAACTGTTCTTAATTGTTGTTGTTGTTACTGTCATAATTTTTATAAATTGTTGTAAGAAATGTATTTTGTAGGCGTTATAATCCTACTATATGTTTCTCTATATTTAAAAATGTCTATACTGTCTATCCTTTTTTATGGTGTTAAAAAATATTTTGATCCTTGATTTTTGTAGGTTTTTCTTCTCATTCTTCTAAAAAAACCAGGATCTAGCATTTCTTTGACTTGATACCCAATAAGGTAATCGTAAATAGCTTTTGTATAAAACAAATTTAAAAAAGGTGTATTACCTTCTAATATTTCATAATTTTTTTTAGCAAACTTTTTAGGATTTCCTCTACCCAAATCTCCTAAAGAACCAATAAATTTAGCAAAATCTCCTACAGTTGGTCCCAAGACAGTTTCTTGTAATGAACCGCCATAACCATTTTTTAATTCTGAATAAAAAAAATCTCCATAAATACCTAATCCACCACCTTGAACAAAAGCAGCCATCCAATTTTTGCCATCTTTTATATCTCTTGGAGACTTACCTCTTAAAGCATCTTTAGCTGTCATTGCTAAATAACCCATCATTGTTCCAAATATAACTGTGCTAGTTATTCCAAATGCTCCAGCTCTTAATTTGTTTTCTCCTGGTCCATAACCTCTTAACTCTCTACCAATTACCTTCATCCAAATTGAAGTAGGAAAACTTTTAAATTGAGTAAATAATCTCATTAACTCCCCTTCCCAAGTTCCTCTTTTCCAACCTCTATTTAATGTAGCTCTAACTGCGGCATCTGGTTCTGGTGTGCCGTGCATAGCTCTATCTATTAAAAGATTACGATAACTTAATTGTAAATCCATTTTAAAATTATCAGCTTCTCTTTTTGAAACTTTTCTACCTAAATAAGAACTAATACTTTCATTAGATATTTCATTTATTTTTTCAGCTGTCATGTATGTTTTGCCATCTGCTTCTAAAGATGAAACAGATCTTAACATATCCCATTTACCACTATCTATTCTGTATAAAGTTAAAAGATTTCTTTCTCTGTTAGCAAGTTTATCAAAACTAACACTTTTTTTCATTCCATACATTCTAGCAACACCAACTGTCATTGCTGATTTTAAATTTGAAACCCAATAGTTCAAAGCATTCATTCTGTAAAATAAAGATGATAAAGATGCAAATTTACCCGTCATATCTCCACGCATTGACATTTTTTGGTTCATAGTTCCAATTTGGCTATTACTTACTACGCTTAAAACATCTAATGCTTGTTTGTTTCTACTTAAACCAGTTAATTGACCCAATGCTTCTGTTAAACCAGTAAATAATCCTCTACCTTGGTAATTTGTTTCTGTCATGTAAGTTGCAAGATCAGCAAAAGATGAAACAGTTGCAAATCCTAATTTACCAGTTCCTTGAAAAAATCTTACTGCCATACCAACTTTTGCACCTATTTCATTTTCTATTGAATAAACAGAACCATCTACTTCAGTAAATTCTTTATTAAATTTAGAAGCGTTTAAATCTTTAGCAATGTCTGGATTAATTTTAGCATAATGTACTTGTAATATTCTTAATATTCTTTCAAAATTAGCTTTAGGTTTTGTGCCTAATCTATTCATCATGGCAATATTTCTTGATGCTAATTGAATACCATGCACCATGCTTTCTCTTAACTTACCAGAACCAAATTTTTGATCGTATCTAAATCGTGCATCAGCATCTTTAAAATGTAAAACTCTGTTATGACTTAATTTTTTAGCCAAACTAGAAGAACCATAAATATTATCTAATCCCTCTGATTTAAAAAAAACACCCGATCTTAATTTTGTATAAATTTCGTCTAATATTTCATCTACATTTTTAGCTTCTGGAAAAGTTCTTTTCATATCCAATTCAGTTTTAACATATTCTCTCCAAGCTCTTTGATGTACTCGCCAATCCGTTTCAGTTCGACCAGCAGCACCAATCATTTTATCTGCATCGTGAAACATCCTAATAATCCAATCATCTAATATACCGATGTTAGCACCTAAATTATTTAATTGTGTTCTTAATATTTCATTATGTTTTTTTATAACGTCTGCAAGTGCTTTTGCTTGTTTAACTCCAGTATCAACACCAGATAGTTCTCTATAAACTTCAAGATCCATTTTACCATCTGAAAAAACATCAACAACATTAGCTTTTTCTAAATCAGTAAAAAAATTTCTCATATAAACTTCTTCTAAAGCTGTTTGCTCATTACCAACCGATCTTCTTGAACCTACTCCAAAATCTTCAATACCAACTAATAAAGCTCTTATTCCTTTAACTGGATTTTTAGCAAAATTTTCAATAATATTATTTGCTTCTTCAATACTTTTAATAGTATCGTTTGCTAAATTTCTTTTATTTTGTGCTTGCTCTAATTCAATTTCATCAATAACTTTTTGTGCAATTTTAGTATCATTTATATCAACTTCTTTAGCAGCTTTAGATATTGCAAGATTTGATTTTACTTTTGTTAAAACTTCATTAATTTCATCATCAGTTAATAAGTCTTTAACTACTCTTTTAACTTCTGTTAAACATTTATCTATTGCCATTATGATCTCCTAAAGACACAGTTTGCACCCGCTTTAATTGCATCTCTAATTTTAGTTTTGTTTTTTATTTTATTATCTATTTCTTCAATAGCTTTATTATTAGCTGCAACATCATCTGTAATTGCTTTATTATCTAATTGTTTTTCCATATCTTTAGCTCTTAAAGATAAGTTTTCTGCTTCAACCTCTTCCATTTGAACTGTTCTATTTTCTTGTATGGGATCAACTTTATTTTGATTTACGTCTAAATTATTATCAGATAGTTGCGTATTTTTAATTTTACTTGTTATTTTGTTTTCATTAACTGTTTTTTCAACAACTGCTTTTTCTTTAGCTTCTAAATCTCTTAATTGATTTTTTAATTGTCTTATAATTGGTAAATTTTTTGCATATTTTAGTTTTCTTTTAGGATCCATCATTTCTAATGATCTTATCTTGTTTCTTAAAACTAATTTTTCGTTATCAATATTAATTAATTCTTCATTATTTAATCTACTTGTATTTACAACATCTGCCGTATTAACTCTTTCGTTGTTTATTACTTTAGACATTGTATGACGCATTAAATCATCGTGCATTTTTGGATGAGCTTTTGCTAACCTTTGATAAATATTATTTCTACCCGTTTTAGCAGCAATAACATCTCCAATTTTTCCAATACCAGTATGTAATCCACCACCTAAAATAGAACCAAAACCAATATTTAAAAAAGCATCATATTGATCGTAGTCTGCTTGTTCTTTTTTAGCTTGTGCATATACAATCGGTTCAACCAAAGCATTACCAACTGCACCTTCTATAAAACCTTTAGATAATCTTGCTCTTGTTGCGCCTAGTCTTGCAACTAAACTTGCAAATCTAGCTTCTCTAACTATAGGTATAAATGCAGATGCTATGTTTATTGGATCAGCAAAAGATGTAACTAAACCCGCACCAAGATAAACACTTTTAGCAGCTAAACTTTGTGGTCCACGGGATAATATTTGTTGTCTTTTTAATTCAATGTTTTTTCTATCTACAATGTAATCAACAACACCTTCTCTAGTATCTTTATCAAAAAATAAACCAAGATGTGCATATTTAGCATTTAGTTCTGCTTTAGAAATTACTTTATCACTTACATTTATTGCGTCTTGCATTTCAAATGAACGAAATAAAGATGATGATGGGTTAAAATCCCACGCTTGCGCAGATGAAGTTTTAACAGCATCCCATAATCCAACTGTAGCTGTATTAGCGGCAGTTCCAATTTTATAATCGGGAGTAGAAAATGTTTGAAATCCTGTGTTTAGCATTAGTTGTTAAATTGTTTTAACTTAGGGTAATTTACTGGATAACCTCTTAATCTATCATCAGTAAAATCAAGATCAGAGTATTCGTATTTATCTCCCGTTATTGGTAATAGAGTTTCATTATTTAAAAATAATAATTCTAATTTATTTCCAGCTTTATCTATAACTGGAATTGGCTCTCCGCCATTACGAGTTACATATAATAATAATCCGTCTCCTTTAGGATTAAGATACCAAGCTCCATTATTCTTAATATCATTAACCATGGTTTTTTGGGTATCTTCTGGAGACATATCTTCAACTAACACTCCATAATGAGAAAAATCTATTTTGTTTAAATAATCTGTTTCTTGAATACTATCGTTAATAAAATCTACTTTAGCTTTTATATCTTGTTGATTAACAAATGTTCCATTAACATCTTTTGGTATCCAATAAGTATCTTCAAATTGATAATCACTTTCAAATTGTCTAACCACTTCTTCTGCGGCAGTTTCTTTATCTTTATTTTCATTAAACATTTTATAAAGAACCGCACTATACAAACCATCCGTAATAGAATTAATATGTGATGCTTGACTAACTAAACCAATAGGTTGAGCATTAACAACTTCTGAATATGTGCTTTCTAATTCCTGTCTTATTTCAAATTTAATAGTATTAAGATCGGCTTTTTTTAAATCCGTCTTTTGCATAATATTTGTTTCTAAACTTTCAACATCGGTAGATAATGAAATAGATTTTTTTAAATCTTCACTATTAGTTGCCATCATTATCATTGATCCTGGTGGCATTTTTTTATCTACTAAATGGTTAAATACATCTTGCATTTTATTGCCATACAAACCTTTTAAACTTTCTAAATAATTTATTTGTTCGTTAGGATCTTTTAATGCTTTAAAAGTATTAACAATATTATTTGCTTCAACATCAGTTATGTATTTTCTTAAAGCTGGCGGAACACCTTTTTCTTCATAAACTTCATCTAATAAAGCACTTCTTTCTGTAGTTAATTCTACAACTCTATCGCTATTATCAGATGCAATAGCTGTTTTAATTTCTTTATCTATTATTTGTAAATCTTCATTATATTTAATATAATACCCAGCTGCATCTTTTTGAATTTCATTTCTTTTTTCTGCTTTTAAATTTTCTAAAACTTTAACAGCTTTTTCTTTGTATTTAATTGCATCGCCTTTAACTTCAATATTGTTAATAATATTATCTTCATCTCCATAATTAGAGTTTGTAATAAGTTGAGAATTTTCTCTTACAATTCCATTAATAGTTAATTGTTCATTAACTAAATCATATTTATCAGTACCAATAAAAGCAGATAATAATTTTTCTTTAGTATATTTTGCTGGTTCTCCCTTTTTAGCATTTTCGTAATCTTCTATAATATAAGTTCCAGCTTTAGCAGCAGCTGCGTTTCTAGCTCTATTTTCTAATTGTAATCTATTTTCTGGTGATAAATTTTTATAATGTAAAAAACCTTCTTTACCTTTTGATTTAATTTTATCATAAGTATCTATTGCATCTTTTTCTAAATCTGCACTAAACTCTAATACATCAATATCTTCGTATGTTTGAAATTCAATTAACTTAGCTTTGTCGCCAAACAAATCTTTAAACTCTTTACTTGCAAATTTATTTTTTAAATTTTCTAAAGCTATTATATGTTGAGGAGAACCTTTAATAGCAGTAGCAGCAGTATATTTATCTGGCTCCATAGATTTTAATTCAATAACTTTAGATTCGTTAAGAAAAGCTCTATAAGAATTTATTTTAACTGAATTTTTATCTGAAATACCCAACCTAGTCATTTCATTATTAAATAATTTTTTTGCAAAAATTCCTTTTAATTTTGGTTCAAGTAATAATTTAACTTTTTCAAATTCATTATCGTAATATATTTGAGCTTCATCTGTGTTAGTCATGTTGCCAGCTTTTTCTTTAGCCATACCTAAACCTTCAACAATAACATTTCCATTTTCATCTTTAATTCCATTAATAGCTTTATCTTTTGCTTCTAATGCTGAATTACGAGATTTTCTTTCTTCAAGTTTTACATAAAGTTTTTCGCCAGCAGCCATCATATTACCAAAAGCTCTACCAGGAGCCGCAGCAGTTTCCATTGACACTCTCATTCCTGGTGTTGATAATCTTTCTTTTACTTCTGTTGTGGGTCTAATTTGTGTTTGATATATTTTAATAGCCATAATTTTCCTATACGAACATTCCAGCAGTTGTTAATAAACTTTGTCCAGCTTGGTAGTAAGATACTTTTCTTGCAACTTTTCCTCTGTATCTTTCTATATTTGCTTCTGCTCTTTTATTTATTGCTTCGTTATATTTTTGATCTCTTGCAACTTCAGCATTATATTTTAACATATCTCTATCTCGTTCTAAATTAAGTTCGTTTTCCATCAATACTTCTAAAACTGAACCAGAATAATCAACACCAGATGTTGCATACGTTGTATTTATTTGACCCCGTAATCTATCTGCGTTGTCGTTAAATCTTGGTAAGTCAAATTTTGTGTAAACAGTATAACCCGCTTTTGCTTCTTGCTCTTTAATTTGTGCATCTCTTTCTAATAATTTAGCGTTATAATTAGCTGCTGCTTGTGCTGCTTTTCCTCCAATTAATGCACCAAAAAAACTCATACTATAATCCTTGCATATCTAAGGTAATCTGATCCATCTGGACCATAACCTTTCATTAAACCTTCTTCTTTTAAACCTAACCATTTAGCAAAACGGATTGCTATATCACAATCTGCTTTAACACTTGTTTGTAATCTTTTAATTAAATTATTTTTTATCATCATATCGGTTCTTTGCTTCATAACTCTTGCAAAGGTTATTGGATAGTTATTTATTTCTTTTGTTGCCAAGACCCACCCTTCGGCAACGCCATCCCAGAGTGGAAACACTCCTCCAGCCGCTATGGGTTTATTGTTGACAATACCCGTGAACGACATCCCAACTTCTTTTAAAAAATAACCATACTTTTTATGTTCTGGTCTTAATTCTAAAAATTTACTATTTAAGGGTTGACTTAAAATGTAATGTGCGTGTTCGTTTTCAAATGGAATTATCTCAACTTTAGACACTCTCTGTCTCCAATCTAGGATATATTCCAAGTATTGTCATAGGTAATGCTTGGGGTTGTTGAATATAAACTAATCCTTCAGTTCCATATCCAGTATCAAATTCAACAGATTTATCTCCTGTAAATAATGGAATAGGTAAATCCATAGAAGATCCACTCGATCTAAAATCTATTGATGTTAATGTTGCAGCATTGGGTCCAACGCTTGCGCCAACAGTATTCTGAAATCTTACAGATAAATCATAAATACGAGTTGTTTTTGTTTGTGTAGTTTCTGTATAACCTTCGTCTAATCTCATTGTTTGTAAATCAGATGTATATAATAAACCAACTTTAGCTTGTTCAGTTGCAGTATCTATTGATATAGCTCCGCTTGAAACTGTTTTAGAAGTTTGTGTTGAACCTTCGCCAATAATATCAACTACTTCGCCTTCTAAATGATCTAAACCAGTAAGAGAAGAAGTCTCTCCGCCTACATAACTTAATCCACTATCTAAATAATGAAACGCAGTTAAATCTTCATTAAAATCAAATGGTGTAAAATATTCTACATAACGTCTAACAGCTCCGTTAATCCATCTTTGAACTATTAACCAAACTTGATCTTCATCTTCATCACCATCAATTACAGCAACACTTTCTACTTTAGCAATGGTTAAAATGTTATCAGTTTGTTCTGATGTATGAGCTGAAGTTAAACTAACTACAGTTGTTAAAGTTTTATTAGAATAAAGTTTAAATTGGTTGTTATCAATTTTTTCAATGTAGTATTTTGTATTTTCTGCTAGTCCACCAATAGATGTTCCTGTGTTATCATAATAAAAAATATCTCCAGTAGTAAAACCATGAGATACTGAATAAATAAAATTAGATGAAATATTAACACCTTGATAAATGTATTGAGTTGTGTCTGAACTAGGAACAGATGTAAAAGATATGGCAGTTCCCGCAGTTGCGTTAGCAGATGTAGTTGCTAATTTAATTGTGTTACTGTCAGATGCGATTGCATAGTAAAGTGAAGAATTATTTAATCCACCAATAATATTTGATGCTGCATAGTAATAAACTGGATCACCAGTAGATAATCCGTGAGATGTTAAAGTAATTGTGTTGTTAGTTGTGCTAACTATTGTTGAATTAGATGTAAAAGAAATTTGTTGTTGAATAATATTTTTTGTTGTGTCTGATTTACCACCTATAATATGTCTATGCCAGGCTACAACATTTTCTAATCTGTTATAAGTTAAACCAGATAATACTCCGTCTGTTCTTGCTCCCCATACAACTGAATATGGCTCTTGTTGATAATCCATTTGCACAACGCCACTTTCTGTTATATGATCCGCCAAAATTGTTAAGTCTGGTGCAACATAACCATCAGTATCAAAATTATAAGCAAGTTCTCTTACTTTTCTTTTAGCTCGTTGTAAAAAAATAGTTGCGTTACCAATAGATAAAGCATCAACACCAGCTGATCCGTAGTTAGATTGTTTTCTAATATTAATATTGGTTGGAGTAATAGCATCTTGTGAAGAACCAGAGCTAACTGCATATTCACCACCCGTTGTCATGCAAATTAAAGTTCTTGTTGCTTTTAAAGATTTAATTGCATTAACTTGGTTTGATGCAATCGTATATATCATAGCACTATCAGCGTCAGTACCAGATGTCATGTTTTCGTAGTCTCCAGACTTTGAAAAAAACATAGTTTGTGGTTGATCTGATGTTGCAGCAAATACTAATCGTTGTTCAAAGAAACTTACACAAGCTGGATGACCCGTAGTGTCTGAAAATGAACCAAGTTGCCATGATGCCGTAGCATCGGTATTAGCAAACGCATCTGTAATTGTGCAAACTACAACTGTAGTATTTGTTCTACCGGTTATCTTTGCTTCGCCACCATTAAATTTTATTATTCTTCCAACATCTGTTGTTGCCCAACCTACACCACCATTAATTCCTGTAATAGCACTAGCTGTAATATTAACACCGGTTCCCGTACCAGATGATGCTGGAGTTAAAGTAGTTGCTGTAGTATTAGCATCCATATAGGGTCCCTTAGTACCAAAATCTACTTCATCTAAACTCCAAGACGTATGACCCGTTCTTGATAGTTTCATTACTTCGTGAGAATTGTGGCAGATATACATAACGTCTGCTGATTGTGCAAATTTAAGATCAAATAGTTGTGCAGTAGTATATTCTGTTGTAATTTGGTAAACTCTGTTAGCTACACCGCCAGATGAGTAAGCTGTAAAAGAAGATGAGTTAATATCTGTACCATCAACATTTTGTAATTCAAAAGTGTTAGTAGTTTTATCTGCTACTTTAAAAGTTGTGCCATTTACTTCTGTCATACCAACAACACCAGAAATATTTACAAAATCCCCATTAGAATAACCATGTGAACTAGAGGTAACAACAGCTGGGTTAGCAGCAGTAATTGCAGTAATAGTTTTATCACCTTCTGTTATTTGTCCATCATCTTTAAAAAATCTAATATAATTATTACCAAATTCTAAAACGTAAGTTTGTTCAGTTGAAAATGTAAATGGAATTAATCTTGTTGAATTAGCAGACGTTTTAACTTCAGATACAAAATAAGTACCTGGTCGTCTTGTTACTGGACCATGTGGTAATACAACAAAATTTTCAATATTACTAGCTCCGTTAAAGTATTTGGCGAAGTCAGTACGACCCTCCATAGATGATGAAAGCTCCCCAGCTGTAAAACTAGGTATGCTTAAAAGTTGTTTAGGCATATTTAGTATCTACTGTTTATAAAATCTTCTGTTATTATTTGATCTGTTGGTGCAAGATTAGGATCTGTATTATATCCTTCGCTTGCGTCTGTATGTCTTGCTTCAGATAATTTTGCTTGGTATTTTTCTGCCATAAGTTTTGCAACTTGTAAATTAGATGTTATGGCGTAAGATATATCTTGTGCTAATGCAGCTGATATAGTTTCTCTTAACAAAATATCTAATTGATTAACGTCTGTCTCAATGGCTAAATAAATTAGATAGACTTCGCTTTCGTCTATTAATAATTTTCTACCTTCAACTTTATAATCTGAATTGTAATCTTTAATTTGTAAAACACGCAAACAATCTGATGGTAAAGTATATTGATAAGTAAAACCCCAAGCTGGAGTATCACTATCTTGTGCTAATTGAACTCTTTTAACTAAACAGTTCCAAGGATGTGAACGATAAACTGCATCTCTAATTGTTTCGTATCTTTCGTTGCATATTCTTGCATTTTTAGAATTTTCAGTAAGAGCTGTTATTGAACTTGCTCCTAATTGGTTTAACGCACTATTACATATCTGAACCACAGATGCCATCTATTTCCATCCTTTTTTCATAGCAGTATATGCTTTTTTAGAAACTGTTGATTTTGATTTTGGTCTTGAAGTTCCAGCTCTACGTCTTTTGTTAATGTTTGCTACTAATGAGTTTTTTTTGTAAGCCATGTTATTCCTTTTTAATTATATATTTTCTTCTTAACTTTCTTGGTTTAACTAAAGCAAATATTTCTGCTTCTGTTAATTCTTGTTTCGTGTCAAAACCATAATGGTTTTTATTGTCGTTCTTAAATCGATCAACTAAAACATATCTATAAATATAATTGCCACTTTTAAAGTGTAAGATAAGTTTTGGTTTATCTATTTTTTTTGTCATTGCATCCTAGGCGGGTTCCACTCTCGCTTTCCCCGCCTAAAATTCTTTTATGTTAGTCTACGATGTAAGTTATTACACCAGATAGATCATCACCATCTACTAAAGCACCTATTGCTAGAGCTTTAATGACAACTCCGTCTCTACTTTCAAATGTATGGTTACCACCAAGCAATCTAGTTGCAGCAGTATTACCTTCCATTGAGAAGTATCCAACAGAATCTACGTCTAAACCATCTACCATTCCATCGACATCAGCAGCAACTGTGTCTCCGTTAAGATCAGTATATGCTTCCCATCCAATATCCATTGTTTGTGAACTAGTTACCCAGTTACAATAGAATCTTGATAGACCGCCTATGATTTTAACTTTACCCGCTGGCAATTTGCCAAGAGTTACAGTTGAGTTAGCATCCCCTGCGCCATCCTGATCGTGAGTAAAAGCTAAAGTTCTTAATTTACCTTTATCTCCAGTTGTATCAGCTTTGACGATAGGAGTTGCTGTTGCGTTAGTATACTCTGTACTTTTTTGTGTTGTTACAGCCATGTTATATTTCTCCTATTATGCTTCGTGACAAGGGATTTGAACAACTTTTTTCTCTTCCATTCTTACAGCACCTAGTGACATACAATAGTACACTTGTGTTGAGTAAGACTTGTCAGCTCTTTCAGAGATTTTTGCAGATATATCTTTTCCCATGCCAAGTTTAATAGCATCTTCAGTATAAGCAAAAACTAATCTGTCAGTAGTATTAGTTGCATCCTTGTTCAGTCTTGTTGACATTATAAACTCAAATCCTAAGTAACTAGAAATATCTCCTTGTGCCAATGCTTTTACAGTATTGAAATCACTTGAAGTTACTTGCGTAGTACCTAACAGATCTGATACCTGTTGTGGTCCGCAAACGATGAACCTTTTTAATGAAGGATCAACGTCATTATCATCTAAGATTTTCTTCGCAGCCAAAAGTTTAGCAATAGTCAAACCATCTGATTGGTCTGAAGTTGCTGTTTTTTGACTTGAAGGTAAAGCTGTAGATGAACCACCAGCTACACCAGTTGATGCAGAAGCATTCATTGATGTAATAATAACATCGTCAATACTTCTGTTCATAGCTGCTGCCGCTGCTCTTGCGTATGAACTTGTAGGATCCACAAGCATTCTAACTTTGTCGACATCGTCAACTAAGTCAGCCCACTCGTAATCAGCCAAGCTCAATCTTCTTCTGCTGTGAGGCGTATCTATTTGTGGTGTATCGCCATGTCTGCTCGTTCTTAATTGAGCAGCTGTTACTCCGACTTGGTCGAAGAAAGCGTTTTTACCATTAATAGTTTCCACATCAACAGAACCTCTAAGTTTACTTCCCATTTGTTGAGAAAGCATAGATACATTTGAACTATACTGCTCAACGAAAGAAGTAGTAATTTGAATAGACATACTATTCTCCTTTTTCTTTGGTTGTTGTTAATGTAATCGGCTGATTATCCTTGCGGGTCGAAACCTGGTTTTTACATCTTTTAGATGCTAGTCTTTCCTAACGTCAACTAGGGTCTTGCGATTATCCTAATATTTTCAGCTATACGTTATTTTTCTTTTCTCGTAAAGCCAAAACTTCTTCAACGGCTGCTCCGTGATTAGGATGTCTTTTATCCCAATACGCAGATCCAGCTTGTGTCAATTCTCCAATTTGTTTATCAATTTGAGCTGGGGTTTGATAAGCTGGTCCAGATGCTTGAACTATACTATCCTCTCCCATTTTATTTGCTAATTCTGCAAATGCTTTAATCATAACTGGATGATCTCCAAGTTTAGTTCCATCTGCTAAATTAGTATTAAAAAGCTCACTAGCACCAACTGATTTTGCTAAAGTTGCTGCTTGATTAATTTTTTGATCGAATGCTTGACCCCATTCCTTTTTAAGTTCGGTTGTACTAGCTTCTCTAGCAGCTACAGCTTTTGTATCTGCTTCTTGCATAGCACTATTTGTCATTTCATTATAAAATTTAACCATACCATTTGCTTGTCCAGGAAGTAATCCTAGTTTATGTGCTTGGTCTGAAAAATTTTTTAAAGCATCTTGATCTATTTTTTGATCTTCTGGTAAATCATATTTATAATCTCCAGGAGTTGTGGGTCTGCCTAGTTTTTCGTAAACTGCATCCCAATCTTTTTCTGTTGCGTATTTATTAGGAACAGGAATTTTATCAGCTCCTACTAATTTTTGCGCATGAACATAAGACTTTGCTAAACCTTCTACATCTTTAATATTTTCTAAAGATTTATCTAATCTTATTTCTTCCGACAAATTGGCTTTCCAATCTGTACTTACTGTTTCTGGTGTAACTGGTGTTACTTGTGTTGCTGGTGTTTCCGCAGACAACGTATTTGTTGGTTCCGTTGCTACCTGGTTTGTTTCACTACTCATTTATCCTCCATTGGTTTTTTGTTGAGCATATTTTTAATAAACAAGATTACTGATCTTGTTCCTTCTAAAAATGCGCTTTCATGGCTATCTCCTTTAATGTGAGTAGTTGTATGAAAACCACATCTTTTTTCTAAATCTTCCAATACTTTTTTACCATCGTCAGATTCAAAAACTTGTTTGTAAGCAATATTTAATTGTTTAAGATCATCTTTATTCATTAGCCACCTTTAGAGCTGGTGCAATTTTACCCGCTGTGTCAGCTACTTGTTGTGCTTGTTGTAATTGCATTTGCTGCATCTCGGCTTGTTGTTTTTGTTCTCTAATAGATTGTACCTCTGCTTTTGATCTCATAATTTTAGCTGGTAAACCTAAAACATCTTTAATATGATTTACTAAACCATCTGTATCTAAATGATCGAATACTGGTGCAATGTTTTGCATTGAACCAAATATTTCTATACCTCTCATAATAGAAGATAACTCATTTGTTTTTTGAGCTTTAGCTAATGGAGATACATATTCTATTTCTACATCTTGATCGCCAATCTCTTCTGGTATTGCTGGAAGTTTATTATTTTTTAATAATAAATTAAATGATCTAGTAATTAATGGTTGTAATAATTCTGATTGTAATCTTCCTAATACTGGACCCAACAATCTCATCTTCTCTTCAGTTCTTTGCATAACTTCTGTTGCTGTCATGTTTTGACCCTGTACTGTCATTAATTGATCGACAAAAAAGTTTTCTCTAACTGCTTTTCTTCTTTGCTCTTCCATTTGAATACCAATAGGATTATTAGATCCTATATTTAATGGTTCAATTCTTTCTCTAGTTCCAGCTCTGTAAAAATTTAAACCACCAGGAACAGTTCTAATTGGTAAAATAAAACCATCATCTGGAACCATTAATGGTGGATCAATTTGTTTTTGTGCAGCTTTGATAGATACTTTGGACATTGTGTTTAACATTTTAGTATCTGGTAAAGCATTCATTGCTGGTGATCTGCCGTAGATTTCGTTTGAAGAAGATTTTAAATAACGTGGTACTACATAAGGAAATTCTTTAAATCCACTTTCTCTTAACAATGTTCCTGTTTTTTCGTGAACATGGCAAGATTGATAATCCATATTTTTACTATTGTCATATCCCATTGGAGTATCGCTTGGATAAACTGAGTGTAATATAACTGCTTCATCATAAGGTGCTTTATCAATATCTGATAATATAGATCTTGGTAAATCTGCATCTGGATACATTAAAGGTATGTTTTTATTTTTAAGATGAAATCTTCTAGTTAAACTATCAACTAAACCTTTATCATCTTCTGTAATAAATATTTCTGATATATGAATAGTTTTAAATCTAAGATCATCTTTAACATCATCTGTAATAAACATAGCAGATGTACCAAACGCTAATAGTTCGTGGTATAATTCAAATATTTCTTGTTGAAAATTTGATCTAGCAAAGACTTGCTGCATAATTTTTGCGCAACTTTCTAACCATTCAACCGCTTCATCATTATTATTAACCATTTCGTTTCTAAATTTTAAAACGAACCAAGGCGAAATTGTATTGGTTAGCATTCCATTAAGAGACGCAGACAACAATTCTAATGCGTGTGTAGCAGTTCCATCATAAATTTGGTCGTGGCGTTTGTCGCCTTTAGTATGCTTAATAGTTATGTTTGCTTTTCTTGGTAAAAAATAATCAGCAATATCTTGCCAATGATCTTCCCAAGTAACCCTTTGTGCTTTGAGAGTTTTATATCTCTCAATAACCATTTTTGCTTTTGGTTCTATTGCCATCTAT